GACCATGAAAGAAATCAAAGATAATCCTACAAAGGCTCGTGATTTGTATGCACCTGTCAAGGAGCGTATCAAGATAAAAGACGCAACAGGTCGTGACATGGCATGGGTTGAAAGTATATGTAAGACGTACAATCCCGACATTGTGTTGCTCGACATGGGTGACAAGTTTGCCAAGACTGCAGGATTCGCTAGGACAGATGAAGCACTCAAAGCAAACGCAGTGCATGCACGTATGATTGCCAAACAGCATGAGTGTGCTATCTTCTACATGTCACAGCTTTCTGCAGATGCGGAAGGTAAGGTGTTACTCAATCAATCCATGATGGAAGGTTCACGTACAGGTAAGGCAGCCGAAGCTGACCTTATGATATTGATTGCAAAGAATCCGCCTGTTGATGGTCAGGAAGAAGAAGATTCACAGCGACACCTCAATGTTGTAAAAAATAAGTTGACAGGATGGCATGGTGTGGTACACTGCGAGCTTGAATATAAGACTGCGAGGTACGTATCGTGAAATTAGTTATAGATGTAGAAAACACAGTTACTAACAGAGATGGCAAGTTACACCTTGACCCATTCGAATCTACTAACACGTTGGTAATGGTGGGTATTCTCACAGATACTGGAGAAGAGTATCAAGTTACCTTTGACCATGCGGACAAAGAACCCACAGAGAATGGGCATAAGATTGTACAAGACCTACTAGACAAGGCAGGTGCTATAATATGCCACAACTCTGCGTATGATTTGATGTGGCTATGGGAGTCTGGCTTTAAGTATGATGGTGCGGTATTTGACACTATGCTTGCTGAGTATGTACTACAGCGTGGTATCAAACAACCACTGTCTCTTGAAGCATGCGCTGAGAGATATGAAGTTGATACAAAGAAGCAAGATACGCTGAAGTATTATTTTAAGAAAGGTGTTACCACACGCGAGATACCACATGACGAGTTGGTGTCTTATCTATCTGCTGACTTACATGCTACACAACAGCTTTCTAATAAATTAATGTACAGGCTAAATAGTAGTGATGCATCTCTGATGGATACAGTTCTACTTACCAATCAACTGGCAGTGAGACTAGCTAAAATATATTGCAGAGGATTTAAGGTTGATTTATCTGCTCTTGAAGATGTGCGTGACCAATACGAAACAGAGCGACACCTTCTCGTAGAAAGTTTAGAAATACAAGTCAGAGAAGTTATGGGTGACACACCTGTAAACTTAAATAGTCCAGAGCAGTTATCGTGGGTTATCTATGGTAGGAAAGTTAAAGATAAAACAGATTGGGTTACAGCTATTGACCCATACATGACAGGCTCTGATTTCAAAGAAGCTATGGCACAGCATACAACACGATTATATAGAACAGAATCAAAGCAATGTACTACATGCACTGGTTATGGTAGGATTCGTAAGACTAAAAAGGATGGCACACCTTTTGCGAAAGAAACACGTTGTGCTGATTGTGATGGCAAAGGCTATTTATATATACCCACAGAAAAACGTGCAGGATTTTGTTTTGTACCACCGTCACCAAAGTGGGCATCAGCTAATGGCTTTACAACAAACAAGATGAATTTACAAATGCTTGAGAGTACAGCCAAGAACAAAGGCATGAAAGATGCAGAGCGATTCTTACGTAATGTTCGTAGGTTATCTGCAGTGGAGACTTACCTATCTTCTTTCATTGAAGGTATAGCCACACACGTAAAAGCTGACAATAGATTGCATGTCAGATTGTTACAGCATCGCACATCTACAGGTAGACTGTCTGGTGCAGACCCAAACATGCAGAACATGCCCAGAGGTGGTACGTTTCCAGTAAAGAAAGTTTTTGTATCGCGTTGGAGTGATAATAACTTTGGTATGAAAGGATATGTTCTTGAAGCTGACTTTGCACAACTAGAGTTTAGAGCTGCTGCATTTTTGTCACAGGACAAGGTAGCTATGGAAGAGGTCAGTACAGGCTTTGATGTGCATGCATATACAGCTAAGATTATATCTGATGCAGGTCAGCCTACAAGCAGACAAGAAGCAAAAGCACATACCTTTGCACCTTTGTATGGTGCGAGTGGGTTTGGTAGAACAAAAGCTGAAGCATCGTACTACGAGCATTTTACGCAGAAGTATAAAGGCATTGCTGATTGGCACAAGACTTTAGCCAGAGAAGCATTAGACTATCAAAAGATTGCTACACCATCTGGTAGAGAGTTTTCATTTCCAGATGTGCAACGTAATAGAAGTGGCAGAATAAGTCACTTTACGCAGATAAAGAATTATCCTGTGCAGTCGTTTGCTACCGCAGATATTGTGCCACTAGCACTGCTACATATTGATAATCTTTTAGAGCGAATGAAGTCCTGCATAGTCAATACAGTACACGATAGTATTGTTATTGATGTGCATCCAGAAGAGAAGAATGCGGTTATTGGTGTCATAGATAAGACTAACAAAGACTTATCTTCTTTGATATCAAGTCGTTGGGGAATAAGCTTCAACGTACCGCTTTTATTGGAAGCAAAAATAGGATATAATTGGCTTGACACTAAAGATGTTATATGATATAACTATGTCTCATTTGTTAAAGGAGAAACATATATGACAGAACTAACGACAATAGACCCGAACAACTATGGCGCAATGGCAAAGGCTATGGGCATAGCTAATGAAGCACCTGCTAAAGCTAAAAGCAGTTCTCTAGCTAGACTACGCATTAACCATTCACCAATCATGGGTACAGCAGAAGTTAAAGGAAAGAGTGTTAACGTAGAGACTGTTAGCGGTGGTACATATAAACTGGAGATTCCAGATGGTGATACATACTTTGCTAACTCTCTTAAGCTTAGACCACACATGCAAAGGTTTATGTATAAGCGATTTGTAATGGGTGGTGCTAATGCGCCTAATAGGTACGTTAAAACTGTTATGTCTGATAATCTGAATGTGGATTTGAAAGACAATGATGGTGGTTTTAACTGCGGTAAGCCTGCAGGTTATATACAGGACTTTAAAGCATTACCAGAAAAGATGCAGGAATTAATCAAGCAGATTAAAAGAGTGCGAGTTCTTTTTGGTACAGTCGAATTAGTAAACCCAGTGACATCAACTGGTGCGGAAGTGACTGTTGACCCCATGCCTTTCATATGGGAGATAGATAACAGAGATGCCTTCAAGATTGTGGGCGAGCCTTTCGCTAATCTGGCAAAGCTACAGAGACTGCCAATACATCATATGATTACAGCTACGACTGATGAAAAGAAGTTACCTAATGGTAATAGCTTTTTTATTCCTGTCGTGTCTCTTGATGTGTCAAAGTCTATCGAAGTAACTGATGCTGACCAGAACATGTTTGCTGACTTCCTAGCGTGGTTGGATAATTACAATCAATACATTTTGAATCTATGGCAAGAGAAGGCTAACTCTAAAATGGAAGATGATGATGTTGATGTAATAGACAGCATGGTTGACATCGAAGTTGAAGACGTGGGTTGCTAATGAACCATCCTGCTGAACTAGCGTTGCATCAATACCTTGAGAATGCTGTTAATGGAAAGACAGCTATGTCTAGTACAACCATTCAACAGGTGGCTACCGATGTGGCAGAAGCTATGCAACGTCAGTTCGGTGGGGAGAAAAAGCGTAAAGACTTTCGTTTACGTATGTCGAATGTGGGGAGACCAACTTGTCAGCTATGGTATGACAAGAATAAGCCTGAGAAAGCTCTACCATTTCCTACGACATTCATTATGAATATGATGATTGGTGATATAGTGGAAGCAGTATTCAAAGGTCTAATGACTGAAGCAGGTATTAATTACGAAAACTCTAAAGAAGTTTCTTTGGATGTTGGTAAGTCTAAAATATCTGGCACGTATGATATCGTTGTCAATGATGCGGTAGATGATATTAAGTCTGCTTCAGATTGGTCTTACAAAAATAAGTTCGAATCTTATGATACTCTTGCAGAGTCTGATGGGTTTGGATACATTGGACAGTTAGCAGGTTATGCCAAAGCATCTGGTAAAAGAGCAGGTGGTTGGTGGGTTGTTAATAAAGCCAATGGACATTTTAAATATGTACCTGCAAGCGGTTTAGATATGACTAAAGAAGTAAAGAAGATATCTAATACTGTGGATGTGGTAAAGGCTAATAAGTTTAAGCGTTGCTTTGAAGCTGAAGATGAAACATTCAGAGGTAAGCCTACAGGTAATAAGATACTGAACACGAACTGCAAGTTCTGTTCGTACCGATTTGATTGTTGGTCTAACCTTGTGGAAAGACCTGCAGTCAAGTCACAAGCCAAGCAACCTAGAGTGGTTGCATATGTTCACTTAGATAAGGAGTATTTGAATGAGTGATGTAGAAATGGAAGCTCTAGAAACAGAGATAAAAGAAACGCAGGAGCGTTTAAGTTCTTTGCGTAAAGAGTACAAAGAGAAAAAGTATGCATCCTTACGAATAGCTGTTGAAGCTAAAAAGGAAGCAGACAGAGCTTTAGCTGAAGAGTATAAGGCTCTTGGTATTTCTTCTCTATCTTATAACAGAGGATTCTTTTTATAATTGGTAAATAGATTCTCTCAGTTTGCTACAGCACGAAAGTATGGGTATCGTAGCGGTCTGGAAATAAAAATCTCTGACTTGTTAAAAGAGCAACGTGTTAAATTTAAATACGAGCCTTTTAAAATAGAGTGGGAAGATTTAGCCTACCGCACATACACACCCGATTTCGTGCTGTTCAATGGTGTAATAATAGAAACTAAAGGACAGTTCACAGCATCAGATAGAAGAAAGCATCTCGCTATAAAGAAACAACATCCTAAATTAGATATACGTTTTGTGTTCGAAAACAGCAGACGTAAACTTAGGAAAGGCGCAAAGTCTACGTATGGTGAATGGTGCGAAAGATATGATTTTGTTTACTATGACAGGATTATTCCTGAAGCATGGATAAAAGAAAAAGGCAAAGACAAGTACCCAAGTTTTATAAAATTTAATGGATATAAAAGGAAAGCATATGGACATAGTAGATAAATTAGATAAAAACGATTTTATAATAAGAGTTCGTCCCAATAAGACTGGTAAGAATGGTGCGTGGTCAGGCAGTGCTGACTTAGTGGTCGTTACGTCAGAGGATAATAACCTGCCAGAAGACGAGTGGAGTGAGCTTATGCAGTTCTGCAGAATGATGTGTGCTTCTGTTCCTATAATAGAGGAAGTAGAAACTTTTAGAAACTTGTTGCATGATTATCTCAATCGTTCAAATGATGGTCAACAGGATTTATTTATTGACAAAGAGAAAGATAGTAATATAATACATTTAAATTTTATGAATGGGGTGAAGCGCAATGAAGAAAACGATTGATATGGTGAATAGTCCACCTCACTACCTCAAAGGTGGTGTAGAGTGTATAGATATGATACGAGCAGCATTAGATGATGTAGAGTTCAGAGGATACTGCAAGGGCAACAATATAAAATATACATTTAGAGAAAAAGACAAAGGTAAAGATGAAGACCTTAAAAAAGCACGAGTCTATTTAAACTACATATTGGAGAGTTAAATGCTAGTTAAGATGCTCATAGCGATAGATATAGACCCAGAGGAGTACCCCATTCCTGCCGATGGTAAAGTATCAGAGGAAATTGAGGATGGCATCCGAGAATATTTTTATGATGTTCAAGGTGCTGATATTAAAAACATAAAAACATTGAGAGATTGATATGAATAATTTATTACCAACCGACTACCAAAACTTTATTGCGTTATCACGTTACGCAAGATGGAAAGAAGACGAGCAAAGACGCGAGACGTGGAGTGAGACTGTACAAAGATATATAGACTACATGTCTAATCATCTTAAAAATAAGCAGGGCTATGATATTTCTACTGCCATGAAGAACAAACTAGAGCAAGCACTTCTTAATCTAAGTGTTATGCCTAGCATGAGAGCATTAATGACAGCAGGTTCTGCACTAGATAGATGTCACGTAGCAGGATATAACTGTTCATACATACCTGTTGATAGCCCACGAGCATTTGATGAGACTATGTATGTGCTAATGTGTGGCACAGGTGTGGGCTTCTCTGTAGAAAGAGAGAATGTAGATAAGCTACCAGTCGTAAATGAACACTTTGAGAAGAGTGACACAGTAATTAAAGTTGCGGATAGTAGACCGGGTTGGGCAAGAGCATTGAGAGAAATGATTGCTATGTTGTATGCAGGACAGATACCGCAATGGGATGTATCAGAAGTGAGACCTGCAGGTGCTAGATTAAAAACATTTGGTGGTCGTGCTAGTGGTCCTGCACCTTTAGAAGAATTATTTGACTTCCTTATTCAAAAGTTTATGCAAGCAAAGAATCGTAGGCTATATCCACTGGAATGCCATGACATTATGTGCAAGATTGGTGAAGTTGTTGTAGTGGGTGGTGTACGTAGGTCAGCACTAATATCTCTATCTAATCTAGGAGATACACAGATGCGACATGCTAAGTCTGGACAATGGTGGGAGAATGAAGGGCAACGTGCGTTAGCAAATAATAGTGTAGCCTACAAATCAAAGCCTGACATGGATACATTTATGCGTGAATGGCTTGCCCTTTATGAAAGCAAGTCTGGTGAAAGAGGTATATTTAATAGACAGTCTGCTGTCAAGCAAGCGTCTAAGAATGGCAGACGAGATGTAGAACAAGAGTTCGGTTGTAATCCATGTAGTGAAATAATATTGCGTCCTTATCAGTTTTGTAATCTCACAGAAGTCGTTGTGCGTGAAACAGATACAGAAGAAACACTAGCTGAGAAAGTGGAGCTTGCTACTGTGCTAGGCACATTTCAATCAACACTGACCGACTTTAAATATCTACGTAAGATATGGAAAGATAATACAGAGGAAGAAAGATTGTTAGGTGTATCTCTTACTGGTATCATGGACAATGCGTTGTTAAGTGGTAAAAGCCCAAGAGTAGGACAAAACATTGAAGGACTACTATCTAGGCTACGTGACATTGCTGTTAATACAAACAAAAAGTTAGCTAAAAGTTTGGGTATTCCACAGTCTACTGCTGTCACCACCGTCAAGCCTAGCGGTACAGTTAGTCAATTAGTTGACAGTGCGAGTGGCATACACGCTCGACACAATCCTCACTATATACGTACAGTTCGTGGTGATAACAAAGACCCACTTACACAGTTTATGGTTGCACAAGGAATACCATCTGAGCCTGATGTGATGAAGCCACAAAGCACCACAGTGTTTAGCTTTCCTATGCAAGCACCATCAACTGCTGTGTTTAGACAAGATATGTCAGCCATCGAACAGTTAAATATATGGTTGAAGTATCAAACACACTGGTGTGAACACAAGCCATCTGTAACTATCTCTGTAAAAGAACATGAGTGGTTAGAGGTTGGTGCTTGGGTATATGAACATTTTGATGAAGTATCGGGCATAAGCTTCCTACCTTTCAGTGAGCATACCTATAAGCAAGCACCATATCAAGACTGCACTGAAGTAGAGTACAAAGACATGCTAAGTAAGATGCCAAAAGGTATTGATTGGACAGCCTTGTCTGAGTTTGAAAAAGAAGATACTACATCAGGCAGTCGTGAGTTGGCATGCACTGCAGGTGTGTGTGAAATAGTTGACATTAGCGCATAAAGGAGTTATTATATGAAATATTTTACGTTTAAAAATATGCTTAAATTTGTAGACCATACAGACACGAGAATATTTATACTAGAAATGCTAACATATATTTCTGTATTCATGTCAGGAATAATAGTGGGAGTTTTTATATAATGAAAGAGTTACTTTTAAATGCACAAATAACCTATCTTAGAGGACAAATAAATAAACACTTAGCAAACATAACAGTGTTATTAGAGAGTCCAACAGGTATAGGTCAGCATCAAGATATTCAAGAGTCTATTGAAAAAGAGTTAGGTAGTATAGCAGAATACGATGGTAAACTGAATATAGTAGCTAGATACCTAGCAACACAACAACCTCAAAATGAAGGGACATCGAATGACAAAGACAGCACCGTCACCAAAAAATAGAAAGAAGTTTGACATAGACCTGCAGTATGGCAAGGTAAGAGAACAGCTTGTGGCTGATATGTTGCAAGACAAGAAGATTGAAGTCAAGAGTGAGAGAGATGTGTGGCAGAGAACTGGTAACATTGCCATAGAGTACGAGTGCTATGGTAAGCCTAGCGGTATTAATGCCACCGAATCAGACTATTGGTTTCATAATTTATGTATTGGTGATGAAGTCTTTGCCACTCTAGTGTTTGATACAAGAAGTCTTAGACGTATCATACAGAACTTAGACTATAAAAAGTCTGTGTCTGGCGGAGACCACAATGCGTCACGTATGTATCTACTAAACTTACAGAAGCTATTTTCATCTGATGTTATAAAAGCGTTCAAGGAGAAGAAGGATGCAGCATAGGAAGTTCAAAAGATATGATGCCCCACTAAAAATACAATTTGGTTGGGGTTATGAAGCGTTCAAGAAGGGCGGTAAGTATAGACAGTTGGGAAAGAGAAAGCTGTTTACAGAATTTCGCCCTCGCTTCAAAGAAGATATGCAACTCAAAGAGTGGCAACGCGGTTTTAACACTGCGTATTTTGAGAACCTGTCGAGGATAAAAAAAGATGAACAACTTAGAAAAGGAAGCTAAACAGTTTATGAAATGGAAAAACATCAGCACAATAAGTGCTACAGAATATCAGCAGTCTGCATGTAAGACAGCTATATTCCCAAAAGAATTAGGTGTGCAATATCTTGCATTAGGTCTCACTGGTGAAGCAGGAGAGGTTGCAAACAAAGTAAAGAAGTTAATACGTGATGGGGGAGATACACCAGATAAGCGCAAGGAGATAGGTAAAGAGCTTGGCGATGTGTGTTGGTATCTGGCTGTATTAGCGGAAGAGTTGGGTTCTAATCTTGGTAAGATAATGGAAGATAATCTTAATAAGTTAGAAGACAGAAGAGCAAGAGGTGTGCTTGGCGGTTCTGGTGATAACCGCTAGTTGTCAGGCTTAGACATCAAGCCATACTGCTTTTTTGCAGTCTCTGGATTTGTTGTTTTCTCTCTTTTCTTGCCTAAAAACTCCTCTGTTGTTTCAGAGGAAAGTATCTCTTTAGGTGGTTCATCCACCTTTGGAGGTTCTGGCTTTACATCCTTTGCCAGTTCTTCATCCATTATTTCTTTAAAACTTTTCTTTACAGCCTTTGCGCCTACTCTGATGCCCGGCACTATGCCCATTGCAGACATCATAGCATATGCACCACCTAATCCCATCTTTCTTAAATCACCTTCATCATAGCCTAGCTCAACGAGTTCACGAGCGTATGCTAAATCATTAGGTAGTTCAGACGCAGCTTTTATTTCGCCTACAATGGGTGTAATATCCGCTATAGATTTTATAGTATCTATGGATTGTTCTTTTAATTCAGCAGGAGTTAGTTCTGCTATAGATTGATACACATCTTTATTTACTGAACTCTCAAAATAATCAAGCCCATCTCTCTCGGTCTTCTTTGCTATTATTAGTGCTTCTTCAGCACGAGACTTTCTTTTAGGATAGTTGTCAAATGTATCTTCAGTGTCTGAGTCCATCAAAGATTGAAGGTAATCCATTTGTTCTTTTGTATTTAGCATCAGTTTCCTATACCCTTTGTACCACTTATACTTCTAGCCCTTTCTATACCCCAACGTAGGACATTTACTGGTTCACCCTCTATGTATATAGTCATGTCTCTATCGGCAGATACAGATTCTCCACCATATTCTCTTCTGTACTCTGCATCTATTCTGGCTTTATCTATAGCAGGTATTCTATTCCATCGTACTCTGTCAGAGGTTGTGTAAGATGCTCTAGTATCAAACGCTTCTATTTCTATTCTCTGTGTTGCCAGTTCTCTAACTGTTTCAACCAAAATTTGTGCAGCAGAATCTAGCATATCTCTTTTTATAGCTTTAGCATCGGCATCATTGCCTAAGTTTTGATATCCCTCACTTTTTATTAGTTCTGCGAGTTTCTCATTTAGGTTATATTCCCCACCTGCTTCAGACAGTATCTGTCTCATGTACAAATCTCTTCTCTCATCTCTGTCTCTTCTGTATAAGTCGTAAGGTCTAAGTCCTACACTAGACATTTCCTGTAGTAAAAGACTCTTTGGCTTACGTTTAGTTAAACCAAACATTTGTTTTTCAAGAGGATTGACCTGTATCAACTCTCCAGTCTCAAAAGGAGACCTCGCTCTTGTTGCGTCTTGTAGTATCATACCTGACTCAAACTCACTTGCAAAGTTTTTAGGCAGAGAACGTGTACCTCTCGCCCACAATACATCTAAAAAGTTGTACTCACCATTTCTAGTTTCAGGTATACCACGGACATCTGTGTCAAACTGTGCATAAACATCTCTAAGAGCAGACGCAGGTAATGTAAATGTATTGATTATATTAGCAATAGTTTCTGCTCCTGCTTTTCCAAACTGACCACCTTCAAAGTCTGTGTATAATTTATCAAGAGAATACAGCCCCATTCCTGCTCTAAATGTAGAGCCTAATGTAGCTTGTAATGCATCTCTAATATATGGACTAATTGTTGCAGGCATAGAGCCATTTTGATACCTTTGCACTATGTCAGCTGCTAAAACAAAAGATGAGAAAGGTCCGTACACAGGTCTGCCATCTACTATGTTGTCATTGTTATCTTTAAATTCATACCAGTTTGTTGTTTCACCCTGTTTAAGTCTCCAGTTATATGCAGTCATAAACATCATAGCACCTGTCATCTGTTTAGGTAGCTTTTCTCTTATGTACTTATTAGTAGGCATATCCTTAATTGGTTTGTCTAGTGGAAGTAAACCTAACAAAGGTGTGTGCTGATATATAAATTTAATCTGATTAGCAACAAATCGGGGAAATGGCATGAAGCTTGATATAACAAAGGGCATGTCCTGATGCGCTTTTATTGTGCCTTTTGCTAGTTTACCAAAAAAGTTTTCACCTTTAAAGCTAGTTTGATACACAAATTCATAGGCATCTTCGATAGAACTTTTTAATATACCATCGTCTATATCACCAAGCCTGTTTAGTTCTAGCAAGTCATGAAAGTTTAAGTATGCTCTTTGTGTTTTTCCTAAACCAAACTCTTTTAAGAGATTCTCGTATGTGCCTTCACTTTTAGCTTTTGTAATCGCACTAGTAGCTTCGTCTGCACCGCCTGTTAAAGTTAGTTTATTCTTCAATAAATCATCTCTAAATTCGTCTGTCATTTTTATGTTTTTGTCAGATATACGTCTGCTTAATGATGCTGATAAAACTGCACGTTTCCAAATATTATCTGACATGGTGTTTAAAACATTTACTTTTCTACCCAACACAGCCAATGCACCTTCTTTGCCATATGTTGCTTCTAGGTCTGCAGCCTGTCTAAACAACTTAGATGCTTCTTCGGGGAATGTTTCTTTAAATATTTTTTGCACAGCCGTAGCTTCATAGGGTGTAAATACATGTTTGGCTACGTCAAATGTACCATCAAAGGGGTTTCGTAAACTTAGTAAATTATCAAATGTTCTAGTTGTAGCATCTACTGCTACTCTAAATCCACCGTTTAAATTGTTACGCATGGTAGTAGCAGGTTGTGATGTCATAACACCGAGTCTCAACCTATCTAAATCTTGAAAAAAGTTTCTTGCAGCTTCTTTATTTTTAGTTAAAACTTTAGCAGCATCACCATCCACTGCTGATTTTCCTGCAACATTAAGTTGGTCTACGTTAGCTAATAAACTATCAACTTCACTTTTTTTCATTTGATAGGTTACAAGCTCTTCTGGCTCTGGGTCTGCGCCTATCTTTTTTGTTCTAAAAGCTTGGGAAACTTGAGATTGTTGTTGAAGCTTTCTACCTGCATCTGATATCTCTGCTAAGTAAAGATATGAGAAGGTTTCATAGTTTAAGTTGTGTTCATCTAATATTTTTTCTACAGATTCTAGCTTCTCAAACTTGCCATCGGATAAAGCT